TATGGATGCATCGTTGTTTGGCACATATCTTAGAGATAATTTGTGTTTACCTAACGGAATGACTCACATAGTAGACACTGTGGTTGATGCTACACAAGATACCAATGGCAGTATTAGTGGCATTGTTACTCGGGCATCTGGCACACTGACTGCCGACTTGTATATCGATTGCACAGGATTTAAATCGTTGTTGCTGGAACAAAAACTTGGCGTTCCTTTTGTATCATTTAACGACACCTTGTTGAACGACAGCGCAGTTGCCACAGTTATTCCTTACATTGACAAAAACAAAGAATTAGAAAATTATACCAGTTGCACTGCAATTGAAGCAGGTTGGGTTTGGAATATTCCGTTGTGGAACAGAATTGGAACTGGATATGTTTACTCCAGTAAATTTGCCACCAAAGAGCAAGCAGAACAGCAATTTAGAAAACATCTAAAGTCTAACCGTATGTTGTTTCCTGATGCCGCTCGGGCAGATGCTGCTGAACTTAGACACATAAAAATAAAACATGGCGTACATACTCATGCTTGGGAAAAGAATGTAGTGGGTGTGGGCTTGGCCAATGGATTTATTGAACCGTTAGAATCAACTGGATTAATGTTGACTCACGAAGCAATTGTCAAAATAATTGCAATGCTGAGTATGCGCAATGGCACAGTTACTCAATTTGATGTTGATTTATTTAATCATGCATTCTATGAACAAATCAGTGGATTCAAACATTTTATCAGTCAACACTATGCAATGAGCATGAGAAATGATACTCCGTACTGGAAAGCAGCCACAAGCGATATAACATACAGTCGTCCAATGACTGATTTCACTCCCAGCATGTACAACTCCTACAACGATATAGCCAACGCACAGCATCGTTCTAGAATTTATTCCACGGAACTGGGCGGGATCATGTATATTGCCGCTGGTATGGGCTATAATCCAATGGATCCGGCTCTTAAAGATTTCTTAGATCGTAAATTTAAAGAAATACCTGGATACGAAACCGCAGTATATCAGAAGTGGCAAGAGCATCAACAACAGATACAAAAGATTGTTGCGGCTTTGCCCACTCATAAAGAATTCCTGGAAAAAACAATCTATAATACAAATATCAAGGATTTGTAAAACAAGACTACAAAGTCTGTTCAATCTGACGAATTTTTTGCTGCACAGCGTCTAGATTCACAGTGTTCCACAATCCAGGATGTAGCGGCCTAGGCCAGCGTCCTGTGCTGATCCAGGCATAGCCCACATGTTCATGATTTAATTCAGGCACAAACTCCTGTTCCACACGACACCAAAAGGTGTGATATTCAAACGCTGAATCCGGCGATGTGAATTTTTCAATGGGAATCAGTTGTTTGTATTCGGGCATGGCACCCAGTTCTTCCGAACACTCTCGTTCCACTGCTGCAATTAGTGTTTCACCGTATTCCACCTTGCCACCCGCCAGCCCCCAGGTGTCAGGATACTTGGGATCGTTGCGCAGTAGATACAGATATCGGTGTGTGGCAGGACAAAAAAACCATACCCCCACTGCTTTCACAATATGAGGTTCCATGCTCCTCCTGCGTACAGGCCGTCAATGCTCTTGACCCATTTCACGTTGTCCCAGTAGTACTGGATACCTGTGGTCAGGTTGACCACGTACTGAGCACCAACGTCGTTTTGACTGTCAAATGCTATGATCCATCTTGCACCATTGTATTCCACAATGTCGCCGCTGTTGGCAATCAAGGGCTGAGCCCCGGATCCACTCCAGGCAGTGGGATTGGTGCCCACGTTGGCAGCACTGCCAGTACTCTCAGTCAGCAGGTATCGTTGTCCTGTAGCCGCAGCAGGCAAGCCATCTCCAGGAGCAGCAGTTAAGGGATTCACCACAGAGTTCACAGGATCCAGAGTGTTTTGTGGTGCAGTGTCAGGATCAATGTTGAAGATCAACAATCGATCATCTGCAGGATTCACTGCAACAGTGCCCACAATACTGGAATCAGGTGCCCAGGGATTGTCTAAAGTGATGTAACTGATGCCGGGTCTAAGAACTCCATACGCACTGACCACTGCTGGCCATGTGATTTGTGGATTTTCCACTACAGGAAATGTGAACGATGCAAGACTCAGTCGGTCAGGATTCACAACCTGCGCAGGCTGCAACACCTGCAGTTGTCCATCCAACAGCAGCACCTGATAACTATAAGGAGTGACCTTGACTCTGGTGCCCAGCAACAGGTCGTTGTCCAGCAGGGCATTGTTGGCATCGCCATTGGCATCAAAAATAGACGCAATCACACGTTCTACAACACCCAGTTTCTTGACCTTGGCCGGACTTGATATCCAGATTGGTAGACTAAATGTCAGTGTCATGACGTCTATAGGATTTTCTGTGTTCATAGGAATGACTCTTGAACTCCAGTTCACACGCTCAAGATCACATGTGGTAAGACTAGTCCAGTCAATATAGTTGTCTGTGGCCTGTATTTCCAAGGAAGGATTGAACAAGGTAGCAATTTGCTCAAACAACTGCATCTTTTGATTGGTGTTTGTGGTCCATATATCTAGGTTGATTGTCAACTTGTAGGGCACCGGCATCAGGCGTTCAATTTGAAACGCATTGCCCTGTGTAGTTTCATATGTTTCTGTGCCAGGATCATATGATCTCTGACGAACCATCATTTTGTTCACATGATAGGGTTCTTGCATTCTGGGACGATCATAGTCCAGGCCTGTGATGTGAAAAGTCATCAAGGGAGCAGATGGCAGCGAGTTGGCAGAGTTCTGTTGTATAATTGTCTGTGCCTGACGACTGGCATCACCGTAGCGTATAGGCACACGCACCAGATCCTTGATGCCTTGCTCGTCGCGTCCGTACTCAACTTCAAACAAGCTAAACATGCGAGTGAATTGCAACAGATATCTACGTATCTGTTCGTCGAAAAAAAACATTTGACTCATTGAATTGTACCTGGTTAACTGGACTTCTGATATGGTTGTGTGGCCGGATAGGGATTTGCAGTTTTATTACCGCCATCGTCACCGTTGACAGCATCAGGTATCAGAGCCTGACTCAGACTCTGACGACTAGGTATGTTGCCAAGATCAGTGGAGTTCACAGTGTATGTATTGTTCACAAAGCCCGACCGTAAAGTATTGTTGTTGGCACCTGGTGTGAGATTGGTGCGTACATCACTTTCAATCTTGATCCAGCTGGTGCCGTTGAATCTAAACAAGCGATTGGGAAAATAGTCCAAACGCAGAGCAAACTGTCCAGCCACTGGTGCAGGCGGAAAATTAACTCCAGCAGTCACAGGCAATCCGTTGGGCGCTTTGCCGTCACCAGTTAGATATCCAGCAGTGTAGCCATCCCCAGTTGGGGTATTGCCATCGTTGGCCACAGTGCGGCTGGCATCTGTGATGGTGTAATCTGCGGTGTAGGTTGCTGACTCAGGGTTGGCAGGTGTGCCATCTGAATTTGTAGCCACAATGTAAAATTTAACCACGTCAAATCCTGACTTGGGAACTTCTGCTTCGGCCTGAACCAGAATAGCATCATTCAGTTCCAGATCCTTGGGTCTTGTGCTTTGCCAATCAGCAATGCTGATGGGATTGGTTTTTTCAGTCCAGTATTCTGCATTGGTTATCTCTGTGCCCGGAGGAACGTTTTTGTTTGATATGTAATATTTGTCGCCGTATAACACAGTTGTTCCGCCTGGATAAAAATTGCCTGGATCCCAGATGTTGTTGGGTTCAAACGGCTGCTTGGTAATGTCGTTGTACTCTTGAGCATTGACCATGGGTGTGGCCTTCACCCGCCACAGGTGCGGCAGCCAGGTTTGGCTAAAGCCTTCACTGGCAAACGATGCATCCTGGATCACATACCACTTGGGCAGGGCTCGAGGTATGTCACTGTTCAAAGGATTGTAGTCGCGCAAACTGGGCAATTCCAGCACGTCGCCACTCATGAGTTTGCGACCCACTGTGTCTATCATGCGGTTGTAATGAAACGTGATAAACAAGGTGTCGTTGTTCAGGAACAGGCCAAATTGTGTAAGATCAAAATCTATATCTTGTGCTCGATAAACACCACGCATGACATAGATGTCTTGATCGTATTTTCTATCTCGATTTTCCAACAACAACAGGTCTTCAATAAACAACGGATTCAGTGTGTCGTATTTGGGCAAGGTAGCATCCGGATTGCCTCCGTTGTCGCCTGTGGCTGGACCCAGATATTTGTGCAGATACACGTCGGCTCCGCCCACCTGATACATTTCGGCTATTGTTCTGTCAAAAAACTGATAGTCGGCTGAGCGATTGGGTTTGTATAGTGATAATCTGGGCATGGTAATGTATTTATGGGTCAGTTGACCAATAATCCTGTTTGTGTTATAATTACTGCATTAGTAAGGAGTACCATGAAAACCACTGCCACTGCTCAAACAGCTCGCGCAACTGTGCGTCCATTAAACCCACGCAGCGCCGATACCAAATTTATGGGCGATGAGCCTACCTGGCGTGTACAGCCCATTTATGATAGAATAAGTCAGTTGACCAAGGCTTTTAGCTGGTACAATTACTTTTATGGCAAAAAAGATGCCAGAGACATGGTAGTGAGCTATTTGGAAACTCACGGCCGCAAGAACGATGTGCGACTGCTTCGCGGTGTTCCTGATTCTGCACTGAGACTAACCACAGGCTGGATGTGTCGAATGAGCCAGGTGGGGCTGGACTTGACTGAAGCAGAACAGATCCAACTAGACAACATGTTGGCAGAAACCCTAGGCACCACTCAACAAGCTGAAGTAGAAAAAACAGACACAGCCCCGGCTCGCCAAACAATCCAGGATCGACTGCGAGAAAAACTTAGCGAATGTGCCGGCGAGCTAGAAGGCTTGTTTGATGACTTTGTGGTGTCTGGTGCCAAGATGAGTGCAGACATCAAGCCCATTACCGTCATACGTGGCAAAAATGTAGCACCACAAATGGTGAACGAAATTGCTGTGGACTGGAAACGCAAACTGGTAGAATTCGAAACTGTGATCAGCGGCAAAGATGCACAGTTGGCAGAAGGCTACAGCAACTTTAGCAAGATTCAGATGCGCGGCATTGTGAAGTTTTGCGAAGCAGTAATCAATGACTGTGGTGCCTACGTGCAGATCAAGAAGGTTGATCGCAAGCCACGCAAGGCCAAGGCCATCAGCCCAGAAAAACGTGCAGCCAAGTTCAAGTTCCAGGCAGAAATTGTGGATCTCAAAATCAAAGG